TGACACGCTATTTGTCTGTACTTTAAAGATTGATAGAAACGCGTGTTTGCATGAAGCCATAGGGGGAGAAAACGGCGTGGGGTTATGGGGGCCTTGGGGCCCCAAAAGGCCATGTCTCTATGTGATATCGCCTATTTATAAAGGTATCTCAGAGGGGTATTACGCGAAAGTGTTATATAACTGATAGATTTGATAAGAGTCATGGAAATCATAGGCGGGAACGCAGACAGTGGGAATTCCTCACCTAGTCAGCCGACCACAGTAGGTCCAGAACTATATAAACTTATCGTCAAGGAGTACCGCAATATAGGGGCGCTAGACGACAAAATATATGTAGAACTTAGGGACGGGCGCCAGCTTGAGGTTTGGGTCCACACTAGGCATGTATTCCTATATAACGGCGAAAGCGGCAATAAGAAGGAAAAGCCGATTGTCTTTAAGGTAAGCAAATGGTTGGTCAACTGGCTGGCGAAAATGGCTGGGTATAAGGGCGTCAAGGTCCTCAAATACACCAAATGCGTTGAGGGGGAGTGTATTATCCCGCTTTGGTCTTACGACGATAGGGAACCTATGGTGGTGGTCGTGAGTGATGAAGACGTGCCTAAGCCGATACACAGCGGGAAGACGTACGTTAAGGACGGATATCTATACGTGGCCGATTATTATTACGCCTCACTAGTCCAGTTGCCGGTCTACGACGGCAATTGTGACATAGAGAAAATCAAAGAGGCCATTAAGGAGAATTGGATTTTGACCTATCTGGCGGCCATGCCGTATATATTGCCCCATATGCCTAAGCGCCATATTCCAGTGGTCATGGGCCCCATGCGTAGTGGAAAGACGACGTTGCTGGACTCACTTGACTGGGACGGTCTGCGTATAGTGGGCTCAACTGCGGCGGTCAGAAACCTATTGGGGTTCCACCACGTGCTGGCCGACGACGCGGCTGAGGACCTCACTATAAAATTTGAGTTTATCGGCCTCCTTAATTCCTATTTCGATAGGGCGCCGCTAATGCGCGTTAGCCCCAATAGCCCCAATAAGACCCTCTACTTCCCACTAAGGGGCGCTTTGGCCATAGCCACAAACAACCCACAGATAATGCTGAGGTCTACTCTGGACAGAATAGCGGTTGTCTATGCGCCAAAGGTGTTGAGGCAAAGGCTGAAAATTGATGGCGAATTGCTGTCGTGTCTGGCCTATATGCCTAGGATTGGGCCAATCTACCTACAATCCTTTAAGGAGTTCTGGGGCATGGGCCACGAAAATACCGTGCTGACAAATGCGGTAGTAGAGGGCTCAAGCATGTTGGACTTGGCGGGTGATCCGTGGCTGTCGGTTTTGAGGTGGCTTTGGCGGGAGTTGTATAAGATACGGTCAGAACACGGCTGGGAGGGCGCCCCGCCTCAGTATAAGCTTGACATAAAAGGTAAGGACCATATCTGTATCCCGATACCTAAGTTGGTGTCACCGATAGCCGACTACACGGTAAACGTCTCGGCATCTATACACAAAGACGATAAGGTGTCTACTACAAAATCGATAAGTTACAACGCGTTTCCAATACGTACGCCACAAATAGAACTCGTGTTACGCGGCATGGACCTCCCAGCGTTTATACATAGAGGGCGGACTAAATACTATGTTTGTACCGACGACCCAGAGGCCCTTTATCAAATGATTTCGAATATCCTCAAGGAACCCGTATCTCAGTGATACATATTTAAACGGGCATGTCCCTTTTCGCTATGGAAAATATGTCCGATATAGATAGGCTAATAACTGACTGGTGGTTGGCTATTTTAGAGTGGTTGCGGGCGGAATTACATAAGATACGGTCAGAACACGGCTGGGAAAATGCGCCCTATCGATTCAGTATAAGAATCAAAGGCGGAAAGAACTACGTCTGTGTGCCTATACCGAAATCAATACCTACCGCAGAGGGCTCACGTGAGTACCCAATACACACGCCACAAATAGAGGCTTTGTTACACGTTTTTGACCTCCCAGCGTTTATCTATAAGAGGTATTTGAAACCCTATGTGTGTACTGACGACCCAGAGAGGCTATATCAAGCGCTTTCGAGTGTTATTAAAGGGCTTTTATCGCAGTGATACCTTTTTAAATAAGTCCGTTTTTTGTTCTTATGGAATTGGGGGATTGGGTCGGTAAGGCCTTCCAAAAACCAACCGGGCTGACTAATGAGGTAATGATAAAGGGCGCAGTGGAAGTCACGTTGGATTATCTGTATCAAAGGATAAAGAAGACAGTTGAGCGTTATGGTGGCAACATGAAATTGCCTATAAGCTATGTCCACGGCAAATGCGCGGACGAACATCAACCAAAGGAATATGAGTGTATCTGCATAGACCCACGGACGTTGACGCGGCGGCTAGGCTTTAGGCATAAAGACGGTAAGCGGATAATTGAAATGATATTCGCTAAGGCGCTTATGCCCTATTGGGTCAAGGCGTCGGTTGACCATAGGATTCACTATTGCCTACCTTGGGTTGAGTGTGTAGTGGTGGAAGGGGAGAGGGTTTGTAAGCCAAGTGACGTGCCTAGTGAGTGGCTTGAGCATGTAGAAAGCATAATAAAACCCCAACGGAATGAGGTTCATGCCTAAGAAGAAAAAGGAGGAGAAAAAAGAGGAAGTTGTCAAGGGGGCGATAGGGGTCTTTTAGTGGGCGGCTAAGAGGATAAGTAGGGCAACGCTCAGCGGTAGTCCCACGAAATAGTAGAGTTTTTTGTTCAGTAGGGTGAATTTTGCGATTACGGCGTAGATATTTAGCGGGTGTGGGTACATCAACGCGGCGGCTGGCATCATATACAGCATTACCGCGGGCACAGAGACTTGGTCGTGGACGGCTGAGGCAAACATGGTGGCCATGGCTTCCACGTCTCCCGCCTCACYCCCAACGGYCATGGCGAATAGGGCGCGGATTATGAAGGCGGTAAGGAGGTCYGGGACAGAGGCCAAGAAGGTAGAGGTGATGCCTAGGGTTTGTTCCGCTAGGTGGATTTGATAGAGGGAGTCGGTTAGGAAGTAGGACGATATGGYCATGCTTATGGTGTTGAATAGCGTYGTGACTATGACGGACTTAGGCGGAATCATGCCGGCCTCTGTCCTATATGTCAGYACGATTATAGTGGGCAACACCAAATAGCCTATCGCTATGTAGGCCCCAGCTATGAGGTGTAACGGCAACTGGAATCCCGCAGATATTAGATATGTCAGTAGGTTTACGCTTAGGGCCGCAACGGACCACAGTATTAGGTAGTGGACCCCCTTCCATATGTAGTCTGAGCCTATTATGTCTCTGCGCGTAAATGCCGTGACTATTATGCTGTCAACTATCGTAGAGGCTATGGTGTCTATCCAAGCGGCCAGAATATGTCCGTCCGCCATGAGCTTGATGGCCATTATGGCTTGGGGCAAAGCTATGAGCGCAGAGACCACGAGTACGTTGAACCAAATCGTGACGCGGTATAGGCTCAGAGTTATCTCTGTGGCGTAGGCCGTCGTGACCATTATGGCAATCCAAATCGCTATATTCAGATAGGGGTTGTTCACAAAGAACATGGCTATCGTGAGCCCCGCCACAACCGCGTTCAGTATTTTCAAGTCCATGCACTAATTTAGCCTATCTAAAATATTGTACGTGCCCAGAAAGAAGAAAGACGAATTGGCTGAGGCCGAATTCGGGCCGGCCACGCTTAGGCCGCTTCCGGACTCTCCCGTATTGGCCGTCATAGTATCGCCTACATGTCCGGCGTGTAAGCGGTTGTTTAAAAGCAAAAGCGCAAAGTACTACATCAATAAGGGGTGGATTAGAGTTATGGAGGTCGGCAACGCAGTGAGGCTAGGTCTGGCCGAATACGCCCTTTCAGACCTAGGCATGACTATGAGGCTGGCAACGCCAACCTACATCATATTCTGTCCGGACGGCCAAGTGTTCTTTAGGGTGACCGTCAATATGTTTGACGACCACGACGCGCTCACCAATATGGTCATTAATGTATATAGGGAGTACTTAAGGCTAGTAAAGTGTAAAAATACTGAGCCGGTTTCTGAACATGAGCAAACCGTGTGAAAAGGCCTTAGAGGAAGCCTTGAGGATAATGAGGGGGAAGAAGAAAGACGCAGACCTAAAGGAGTTGATGGAGAAATATGGAGTGTCCAAATAAGTCTATAGCCGATTTGGCCAGGACGATACTGACGGCCGCGGTAGAGGGTCCTAGGGCGGCCCTACCCAAAGCCCTCATGCCGTGTATCCATAAGTTCAAATTGTTCTTGGTGGAACTTGGCAAAGCCACGGGGGACCCCATGGCCATGGCCTATTCCAATTTCGTGGTTGAGTGTAGAGGCAATTTATGCTTCATGCCTGCCGCAGTTCTAGAGGCGGCTGAATATGTTGCGGTACACTATGCCAAGTCGTGACGCAGTTGGTTTTTGTAGAGGTGGGGGACCACTTCATATTGTATCCAGGTGACGTCGTGGCTATAGTGGCCGATATTGACGATAACTATGAGGGGGACAAAGCGTGGGCTAGGCTCATTAGTAAGGAGGTGGGGGTCATTAGGAACAAAACTACGGCTGGACAGCTTAAGGCGGCGTTCAAAATGAACCTAGAGGCCTATGGGATTCCGGTTAGGGAGGTTAGGGTGTTTCTCGCGGTGAACTAATATATGTCTGTCTGATATACGGCCATGACGACCAGGCTGAAACTCTTNGATATGGTCCAGCGGAAGATATTCACGGCGAATCTCAACCCAGACAAAATCTGTGTCTCAAGCCAGATATATGAGTGGTTGGGTTTGCCCAGCACTAAATGCGTACCGATAACGCCAACGACTCAAGCCGAAATAATGAGGGTTGCCGTCCCTATGGCGGACGGCCTTTACGCCATGGCGTATATAGTGCCGGACACAATAAGGTTGATACATAGCTATCTATTCACGTTCTCTTTCGCAGAGACGAAAGTGTTTGAGGTGTTGTACGACGCTAGGCTGGGGGCTTATGGCGTCGTGATGCAGAATAAGTTCATGCCGCTAAGTAGTCTTGAGCCGTTTGTCTGCGATAACGTGGTGGGGCTCACTAGGCTGTGTTATATAATCGGTGATGTCGTGACTGTGAATGGCCACGCCAAGGTCGTAGGCTATACGACTCCCGAAATATACCGCATGTGGGTACGCGGCGTTGCTGAGCGGAATCTCAGCGATTCTGTGTTGACGATACCCTTGAGGGTTCACCGTGAGTTGGTCACCGAATATGAGACCATGTTAGCCAGTTGCGTGAACAAATCACGGCGGTACATGCAGATACCGCGTCTTTGTTTGAGGGCATAGTGAATGAATATAGTAGGATAGCGCGGTCTGTGAAACAACTGACCGATAGCCTCAAGCCGTCACAGCAACCGCAACAATAATGGAGCCTATAGACGAAACGGTGTTTTTTGTAGACGGCCTACCGATTCATGCCGTATTGGTGGGGAAAAAGAGGCTGTATCTAATGACGCTTTTAGACGGTATATACACATGGGAATATGAGGTGGTTGTACATGGGCGGAGTATAAAGTTCAACTTCCTTAAATTTAGTTTTATTGACCCCTATAAGTAAGTCTACATTACGGATTCTACAAACATATTTTCTCCTCTTTACATTACCCAGAGGCTGCATTTAGATAAAAGTAAATAAAAAATAGGGGTTTACGATATTTGGATTGTGTAGGTTCCGGTCTTATTGGTGTAGAGTGCCAAGCCCCAAGATATGCCGGCTATGCTTTTCGCAGATATCAACACGTTAGGCGCCACGTTGACGTATAGCGCGGTGTAGTTCCCATAGGTGATTTTGCCCAGCGGCAACGACATTTTCAGCGGCTTTACGTAGACCGTAAGGGACGTCGTGTTGACTAGGTAGTTGGTCATGTTGATAGTGGTCGGCATGTTGGTCGTTAGGTAGGTCACAGCGAATAGAGGTATCACGGTGTTGTTCACAGCATATCCAGCATAATAGAATGGCGTATTCACCGATTCATAGGGGATATAGGCCACGACGCCAAAATACGTGCCGGTGTCACTTACGGTCACAGTTATGGAGTTGCCGCTAAAGTTTCCGTCCACTACGACCACGGCCGCAGTTGTGTTGACGGGGTCCGGCCATAATATGGTGTAAGGTGTGGTGGTGGTTCCAGGACCTACAATTACGGGCGCCCCGCTAGGCTTTCCGTAGTAGGTATACAACACGTAGATAGCGGCCAACACCAGTAACGCAACCACTAACACAACAACGCCCTTATGCTGGCTATGTGTGTAAGCCATGAGTTGAAACTACAGTTTATTTATAATATTTGCTTTTCTTACTATGGACTTGAGGACTATATACACGGCGTCTGTATTGGCCGCGGCTATAGTTACGGCTTTGGTCGGTTTCGTCGTGACTGAGAGTTTGTTGGCCCCCATATTGATATTCCTGACGGTGTTGGCGATATTTGACTACTGGGGCTATGAGGCCGCCAAGGTGGTGGCGCCCATGACTATGTTCCTATACACTCTGGCGTTCTTTGGCGCGCTATCGGGCGTCCAGCTTATCATAATAGCCGCGGTCATAATAAGCGCCTTGGCGCTTAAAGAAAAGCCGAAATTGGCCGGTCCTTGGCACGCCACTCTGGCGTATCCCCTCAGATTGGCCGCGTTGGCCCCCCTAGTGTTGTTGTTGGGGCCCCTCTATTTGATATACGACGCGGTTAGGCGTGGCGGGATAATATATAAGGCCGCGGCCGTGTTGGGGGCAATCGGCATGGGCCTATTCATGTTTGGGAGGCCCTTAAGCCTATGGGTAGACCCCCATGTGATGTCATTTGGCTGGCTGGCCCAGATTCTCCCCCCAGAGGCCAATCCGATATACTGGGTAGGCGCGATTGGGTGGGAGGAATTGATATCTAGGGCGATTGGCCCTCTGGGAAACGCGTGGTGGGCCATAATGCACCTCCCCTCTAGGCTGGCCGCATTACCCGTATTGCCGGCTATAGGTATTGTCCTATTGATAAATATAGGCGGGCGTTGGCTGTGGGAGACCTATAAGGAGGGCGGCCTAATAGGGTCAATTATAGGCCATGCCGTATACAACGCCATGGTGTCGGCTTTCGCTTTGGGGATACAGTGGTGGCCTACGCTAATAATAATATCTATAATACTATATGCCACTTTCAGAAAACCATAAAAACATGGAGGTAGTAGAGGGCTATGGCGTATAGGGTCGTCTTGGCGGCCTTGGGGGTGTTGTTAGTGGCCGCGCTATATCCGGTGATAGAGGGTGCCGTCAACATGCAGACGGTCACCGGCGTATATGTAGGCAACTTTACGGTATTCGGCGGCCAAGTCTATCCGGTTACGGGCTGGGGTAGGGTGTACAACGTGGCCGGTCAGACGGTAATACAGTACAACGGCATGGCGTTGGTGGCCAACGGGACGGTGATATTCGGCCATTTGGCCCAACCGCGTCAGTATACCGGCTATGTAAAGGGTCCTGCGGTGATAGCTGGCGGGATACAGATTATCACCGGTCAGCACATCAAGACGGGCGGTTATGTCTACCTCTATCCGGGCGCAGAGGCCTACGTAGTGGACGCTTTAGTCTGGCCGTAACCCCCAATTTTTTACTAACATCAAAATTTTCGGCGCCCATATTGTTCCGATACTTATATATCCGTCTGAGCGATTCCCCCCTATGAGGTGGTTATTGATTTTGGCGTTGGCGGCGGTATTGCTGGCGGTGTGGGCATATAACGTGTCCCACCCGCCACAGCCGAAAGTAGTGGTCGTAGGCCCAAGCACCAATACGGCCACACAGACGTCCCCCCCTCAACAACAACAACCGCAGTCCCAGCCGGTTATGGCGTGTCAAGGCACGCTAATCCAGTCGGGCCCCATTAGGGCGTGTAACGTGGTGTCGTATTACGGCAACATGATTGTACTACAATCGCCGGGCTGGATAACCGGCCAATTCGCCATTTCGGCCATATCTGGCCAGTGTGTGTTCAAGACGGTTGACGGCGTGCTTAGTATAGCTGGGGCTGGGTGTCAGGTTACAATTTTATATAACGGGACTAGTTAGTGAATATGGTCTGGGAACTAATGAAGGGGTCCAGTAAGCCGACATATTGCGTAATTACGCCCTCCCCTACTGGGGATTTCAACGTGGCATGCGGCGACCAAATTAAGGCTAATGAATTGCTGAATATGGATAAGGCGTGTCTAGTGGAAATCCACCCAGACGGGCGTACTTTTGTTCAGTGTGATAAAGGTCCGGCTGTATTATCGCGTATTGTGGACCTATCCAAATGGCTGAAGCGCTAAAGAAGTTACTCATAATTTTTTACCTAATAATCTTGGGTTTTTCTTGGTTACAACTACCTTGGTTTTTCGGCATTACGTCCGTTGGGGGTTTGGTGTTGACCCCCTCAAGCTATCCCTATATCCCTCCCCTTTCGCTAATCGTGACCGTCCCCACGAATACATGTGAGGGGTGGTCTGTCTATTTTGTCAACGGTACGTGGCTGGGCCTCTTTGAGATACATGTACCGGTAGTCCACTATTTCAGCGGGAGATATGAGATATTCAACATGAGGGCCTCTTTTGGTTCCAGCGTCCTAGACAATATAAAGCACTATATAGAGGCGTTGATATGGCCGGAAATGGCGGCTGTCCCGTATAACCACTCATGCGCGGCTAGGGTCATTTTCATTATACCCAGTCCTATAGTGTTAATCTCCTTTGCGGCGTTGGGTTACCACATATACTACCGCTTTAGGCGCGTTTGGTAACCTTTATATACGTGTGATATCTGACGTATATGGTGGTGATAACTAGGGGGTCGGCGAGTTACGTGAAAATAGGCCCCTACTTCATTAAGGTCTATGTGAAACGCGGGAAGCTGGATTCCCCATTACCGGTGGTGGGGATTTCTGGGTGTACGGAATATGGGTTCTACGCCACTATAGACATGGACGGAAGGAGGCTGGCTAGGCGTTTTAGGCGCCATGAGCTTATCAACTACTACCGCATGTACGTGAGGGTCTCTGAGGAAGGTAAGGTTTGGATTAATGAGCACGCCATAATCGGGCCGTTTAAAACAAAAAGCCAGGCGGTAAAGATAATGCGGGAGGCGAAAGACGACCCCAAACACCTTAGGACGTTTGTCCACTACGGCTGTCCTCATGCCGTGATACGGCTCACGCGTTTACCTAATGAGGTAGATATCATTAGGATAATAAATACAGAACTCCCTATGGGTAGGTTTATTGCGAAATACTTAAATATACAGCCGTTCAATATCCTCATGGCGGAACAATTTAGGCCCATGTATCCGGGCGTTCAGGTGGGTAGTTATCCCGATACAGTTCAAGGCTCACCTGCGGCTGAGAGGGCTGAGGAAGTCTATAAGGTGAAATACGCGGTTGGCATATGCCAAGCCCTCAAGGAGTACGACCCCCAGGCCTTCCAGGAGTACTTTGGCGGGGACATGCAGAAGTGTGTTAGGGCGGCCGGTTCCTTTGCCGACCTTAACTTTGACACGTGGAAGATTAAGTGGGGTAGGAACCTAGGCGCCCAGATATCGGCTTTCGCATAACCCCTTCCTATTTTTCCGATACCTTAAAATAATCGTACGCTTTTAATATCACATGGCGTACTCCCTAGTCAGGTCAATATATAAGGGCCTTAATGGCGGTGATGGTTACTATACGGTTGCGGCTAAGGCCTTTAAGTCGTTTATACTCTTAGAGGACGGAAAACTCAGCGATTGCGCCCTACAATTTTTCGCGGCTTTGCTGGAATACTACCGCCTACGCAGATTGGAAAACTACTATCGCTTGACTTTAGAGGTGTTGGAATCGTATCGGCCCTATGACAGAGACGGGCGGCTTGATGCGCTAATTCGGCGCCATAGGGAGTACTATGAAGAGCTAGTAAAGCTTAAAGCCCAAGAGGCTCAAGCTAAGTGATGGACGTAACTGCGATTGTCCAGATACTGAGCCTCACGTGGAATCTAATCTATCAATTCCTATCCGTAGTCTTTACCCTTATACAGAACCCAATTTCCGCCATTATAGGCGGCATTATCTTGGCGTTTATACCTAGGTATATACTCTGGGCCGTGGGTCTGGCTTTGGTGGTCTACGGCGTTCTGGCGCTCATAGCCCCCATGATTCATTTGCCTATCTAATGTCCAAGGCTGAGGAAATAAGGAAGCTTATCACGGAAAAGCGGTTTAGTGAGGCCATGCGCCAAGTAAAGGATATCCTTTCGTCTAGGGGCGTCTATGTACACAGAATTTCGGTGGTCTATGTCAGCGGGAACAAAATAGTCGTGATCACAGCTGACGGCATAAAGATAGTGGTGACCGAGACAGAGGTCATAATCGCGTAAATTAATAATAAGACCTTTCAATTAAGACTATGATAATACCGTTTAGCCTAGGGGCGTTGGCCGGATTGTTGATAATAGCGTTCTTTGCCAGGCGCCAAATCATATTCGCCTTGGTGGCAATATTTATATCGGGCGCTTTGGCTGGGGTTGCCGGCTCAATCTACTATTCGTTTATGGCTATGTATTTGGCGGCGTTGACTATATACATTATCGTCCAAGAGGAAGGCCGTATTGTTGAGCGGGCGTTGGCGTTGTATCTAGGCACTTTGGCCATTTGGCTGTCGGATAATAGCGCGGCGGCCTCAGCACTATCCCTAATAGCGTATCAATTAGTGATGCCGCTATTCCAGGCCATAAACAACGTCTTTGTCCAGGCGGGCATAGCGTTCTCTGGCCTACTGGCTTGGTCTATAGTGGCTAGGCGGATTATGACTGTGGCTGAGGAATTTCCGCTAATAGGGGCCGGCTATGTGTATCTGGCTTATTCCATATTGGCGCCTATGGTCATGACGTTGCCCGACTATCTGAAACTGGCCTTGGGGCTGGCCCTAATTGGGCCGTTCAGCCAAGCCGTCAAGGGTGACCTAGAGGCGCTTGAGGAAATAGCGCCCTTCCTCTGGCTATTGCCGATACCGATAGATACGGTCAAGGTGATAGGCGCGGCTGTGGCCATAATAGAGTTGGCGCTAGGCGTGCTGTCCAAGAAGCGGCTATTGGCGTCCGCCATGTGGGCTGAGGCGATATTGCTGGCATGAGCTATATACCGGACTTATCGCGTTTTGGCGTCCTAGGCATATTGGCGCTTTTTGTTCCGTCATTTGTATACGGCGCTATGACTATGTACCTAGGCGTGGCTAACGGCTGGCTATTCCTAATCCAGTTGCTGGCCCTAATCGCGATTATTGCCCACTACAAAAATTTCAGTGAGGCCGTACTATTCGCCTTGGGGGCGGCTTTCGGCGGCTTGACCACCCAATTTATAGGCATAAAGTGGCTAGTSGTAGACGCCCTATCGCCGGCACTATACGTTCTACTGTCTATGGTCAACACTATAGAAAAGGCGTTTTACTTGGGTATCGCCTTGGGCATGGTGGGCTTTCTACTGGCCCCCATAGTCTTTATCGTGACGACATTAGTATCGCTGGCCGCCATGCTTATACTAAGGCTCAGCGGCCTACTTTATGAGGCCGTGAATCTAGTGGTCCACGGCCTTAGGCATGTCCCAGAGGGGTATAGGGCGTTGTTGGCCCCTTGGATAGGGTCCGTCATGATTGCCCTACCGATAGCTGTGTTGGGCGGCATGTTCCTTTCGGCGTTGGCTTTAGTTGTTGGGGCGGTAGTTGGGGGCGCTTTGGTGGGCATGTTGGGCACGGCCTCTGAGGTGTCTGCGTTGGCCGGATTCATAATACCGACGTTGCTGACAAGACCCCAAACCAAGACAATCGCAGAGGTGTTGATGGACATGGGCGCCCTATTCTTGGGGGTGATGTTGGTGGGCTATGGGGTAGTCCAGGTGTTGTGGACGGCGGGATATGCGGCCATATCTACACGCCACGCCAGTAGGGGGTTCTACCTTATCGGACTTTCTGCAATAACTGCGGTGTTGATAGGTGCCGCTCACTAAACCCCCCTTTTTCTTGAGCCACGTTACTACGGCGTATTTTTCTACAAACATATTTTCTCCCCTTTACAATACCCAGAGGCTGCATTTAGATAAAGGTAAAGAGATATCACAGTGATAACATTTATAAACACGGGGATTCTCTTACCTATGGACTCACTAGAAATGGACGCGGAATACGAATGGGACCTAGACGAAATAAACTCCCTAGAGTTCTGGCTGGACGCGATTTCATTTGTGTTGCCGCATATAGAGGACCTACCGTTGGAACAACAAATAGAGTACGTGAGGACTTGGGGCCAGACGGTTGCCAAGGCGCGTGCCATGAGAGTGGGGGAGGGGGGGTACAATAAGGAGGCTGTGGACTTCATGGCCGATATGGTGGTTGCCGGCAAATTCGGCGTGGTGGGGCCAAACATCACTAGGGAGTTGTACGAATACGTGAGGACTTTCGGGGTGGACCAATTCCTATTTGAGGCGCGTGATGTGTTAAAGGCGGCGTACCCCCAGATTAGGAGGGCGTCTCAGTACTACCTATCAATACCGGCGGACGCCTATATCGATATAGTGTCTTATGCCGCCCAAGGCAAATACGACGACATAAGGAGGTACGCGGAAATGTTGATAGAGGAAGGGCGGTCACCTAGGTCGGTGTATTTCAACCTCTACTACATAGCCCGGGCCACAGGCGATAGGGAGATATACGGGATAGCTAGGGAGATAGAGAGGCTTTCGCGGAAACGTTAATATATAAACCAATTCAATCATTTTTTCATGGCTAGATATCCGGTACCTATGGTTCTGGCGGCCGCGATAGTCATAGGTGTAGTGTACGTAGTGGTCAACGCCAACATCACTACGCCTTCCGTTTCGCCTTTCCTAAAGCAATATAACACAACTGCGGTTGGCGGCACTTTTAAGGGCGTGGTCTACGCCAACACTACGGGCAAAATCTACTACGGCATGTTGCCCATTTATGGGGTCGTATACAGCACAACTACTACCGCGCTCAACTACACCATGGGCGGGAAGACTTTCACGGTTTGTTACGCTAACGGCTATGCCACGCCTTTGGTCAACATGACTGCCGGCACATGCACCAGTACGGTGGCCCTCTTGGCCGGCATGAAGGTTGTGAATGGGACGGTTACCCTAATGCTCAACAACGGCACCACTATAGCTGTGCCTCTCAACTACATAGCCAACGGGCCGGTGGACATAGCCGTTGGCCAGTACGACACTACCGGCCAAAAGGCGTACGTAATTTACATGCCCTCTGGCGGGTCCGTCGTAGTTAAATAAAAAACCCCAAATATTTTTCCTCATGGAGTGGAAGAGATTTCCGATTCCGCTAATTCTGGCGGCTGTATTAGTAGGCGCAGTGTTGATAATAATCACGATAAACGTGACCGTACCCAAGGCGTTCTATGCCTCAAGCGGCAACGCCACGATAACCCTATATGCTGGGTCGCCCTATATGTACTACGACACTTGGCCGGGCACGGTAACCGTGAATGTCGTAAGCGGTACGGCGGCATTTACTACTACTATATACTACGGCATTATGTTGCCGTCGTACAACGCCTATACGCCACTCATAGCTATCCTAACAAATGCGCCTAAGGCGTTCTACACGACCTCTACGTGGTCTATATCCACGCCAGTGGGTTCCCGCGCCATAAAGTTGTGGCTTGAGCAGGATTCGAGTGGCGGGTGGTGGTTGGTCGTGGAAGACACAAACCAAGCGGTTTATCCCGTGTGTGCCGTGTATAAAATGAACATGACCTCACTGTCCTTAAGCGGTGCCACGTATTATTTGTTCTACCCAATACCCACTACCGCCACGTCCACTACCGCGCCAATTCCGTCAGAATGTGGCGGTGACTACACTTTGGTCCAATCGTGGAGTTTCAGCGGTGGAAATATAGTGGGTACAAACGTCTATAGCGGGACCACCCGTGTGGCCAGTAGGGGTCTGACCGCAACTACTGCGTCTTCTGTATCCTACACGACCCAATATCTACAATATCCGGGCATAAATAGGACGGACCTCACTGTGTTTTACATAGAAACGGGATATGCCGTGGCGTTCAATCAGGTTAACAACCCAATTACCGTCACGATAACCCACAGCTAATCCCCCTTTTTCCTCTAAGCTCAGTTGTTTTTAAGGGATATAGTAGGGCATGAACACCAAACCCAAACTCGTGGAAAAAGAATTCGCAATAATCTACGACGGTAAGTACCTAATATTCGCGGGAATCAAGCCGGAACTTGGGATAAACATGTTGGCCCTATTCGGGCCGGACACTAGGTGTGATATCTGTGGGAGGAAGATAGGGTACGGCCCCTATATGGTCGTGGCTGAGAAATACGGCGAAAAAGGCCATGTGGTTTGTGGGAAGTGCATGAACTCTCCCGACTTTAAGCCGGTAGTGGAAAAAATGAGACGTAGGGCTTTAGGTAGTCGGCGTCAAAACAATATTTGAGGCGGCGTTTGTCATAAAGAAATAGCCCATTATTATTTTGAAACTACCGAAATCGTAGAGGTTGTATCCACCTATCGTGGACCCAGGCGATATGCTGAGAGTGCCGGTGTAGATACGGGTGGGCCAGCCGGTTGACCAACTTCCAAGTGAGCATGAATACCAATTGCCCACGACTACAATCCAGTTTGCTGAGCCGATTAGGCTATTTTCTATACTGCATATCGTAGACTCTTTGCCGCTCACGTCACTCTGTGAGGCCAGCGTGAATAGGTACTCACTTCCCGCAGTGGCGGCAACCTTCCACACAAACGCGGCTGAGTAGGCTGAGCCGGTGGCTGAGTTGTAGACTTGGAATACCGTGAGCACTAGGCCGCTATTGTTGTAGACGTAGAACTTGGCCGTGCCAAGCTGATATCCCGTCCCGCTAGGTATCTGGCCTATAGAGGCCGCCAGGGCGTGATATTTTGTATAGCCGGAATATGAGGAACTATCGCCTATGTGGTCTATATAGGTTATACTGGTGACGTTGGCGCTCACTACTGTCAACTTCCCGCCTATGACGAAATCGGTAGTTACCGCGGGCGCAACTACCGTATAGGTGGTTCCGTTAAATGTGACGTATTTGGGGTTGTACGAATATACATATTTGATACTGACCACGATAACTATCGTAACTGCGGCTGTGAATACGGCGGCCAGTATTAGGGGGATTGGAATCCGCATAAATATATTTTAGGCTATTATATTTTGCCATGACTCCTAGAAATAAACGGTTGTTGGCCGCGGCGTTGGCCATAATAGCGATACTGGCCATAGCGGCCTTTCTACTAATGGGCGCCTCAAAGGGCGGTGGGATACCCACACAGCAACCCACCACCACTACTACCTCTCCTCCCCCAGCATATACCGACGTGTATCCTACCGTGTCCCCCCCTAATAGTGTGAGCGGTATCTATATTGATAGTGGGAGGTTTACGTGTGATGGCACTACATGTACTCTGACCGTTTCGGGCTATGGGACCTTTGTATCAATCGTGGCCTATAGCGCTAGGCCTCTGTCTTCCGCTAACGCCACGGTTGGTCCGGCCTACATAACCGTTGGGAACTACCGCATATGGCTATTCGGCTATATAGCCACCTCTCTGGCCAACTATTCGGATACGGCGTTTAGCGTGTACGTCTTTCCGGCTTTGAAATGCGGCTATATCTACTACCCCAAAGTGGGCGCCAGCATAGCGTTGGCCGTATTTAATGACACCAACTACTGGGTCGTAGTCCCCACGAATAGTCCCGGCACATGCGCCCTTCCGGGCCACATAATAACCGTTGACAATACAAACGCGGTGGCGTTTGTAGACGGGACCTCTACTACGATATCGATAGGCACGCTTCCCAAATCGGTCAGCGGCGTGGCCTATGCCTATATGGTGTCTATATCGCAAAGCGGGAGGTACGCGATTCAGTTCTCATAATTAATATAAATACCTAACATGTTTTTCTACATGCTCAGACATTTGGATTTGGCGTTAGACATGATTGCTGTATTTGGGTTGGCGCTTATCCTACTGTCGTACATAATGCCGGTGTCCCATATGAATGACATAATCGCGGGCACAATAGCCGTAGTGGCGATAGATTTGGTGGTGTCTTTGGGCATGCCTAGTGACGCAGTTGAGGACGCGTTTGCCCTTATAGCCATGTTGGCCGCGGTGTTTGGTTTCTATCCGCCCCTAATGTATATGATTGCGTTGTTGATAAAGGCGTACGATATTCATGAGGACGCCAAAGGCCTAAAATATATAATCTAACCTCACGTTTTTTCCCATGTTTAGGTGGTTCCCGGCGTTAATACTGGCTTTTGTATTCACCGTAGGCATCACGATAATCATAGTGGCCAATTTGACGGCCACAACTGGCGCGGCCCCCTCAACGCCAACTGGGATTTCGGTGTACCCAACGTCCAGCGTCACGAATCCCGCCAGCGCGGTCTGGATAACCGATAAGGCGTCGTGTAGTGGGACTACGTGTACCCTATCGATATCCGGCCCAACGGGCGGGGTCATGACGATAGTCTACGACACGACCAAACCGACCACCAACGCAACCCTATCTGCGGCATGTGTGCCCGTGCCGGGACTCAACACCACTATATACCTATTCGGAATCGCGTCTACGGGCCTATACAACCAAACCCTCACGGCCTCAAGCGGAAGCATAACCGTGGAACTACACAGCACCTACGGCTATCTTTACTACAACGTAAGCAACACCATAGTTGGCGTGCCTCTATCGGTGACTTTGGCCTCTACGACATATGTGGCGGTCCCAACCGCCCCAGCGTCTTTGCCTAGTGGAAGCGCCAAGTACTGGGTCTTGGTGAATAATGACAACGGCATGTACTACATATATTCGGGCGGGATTTTGGCGGCCTACGGCTATGTGGCCAATTGTACTATACCCACAATACCCAGCGGCGTCATGATGGGCTTCCGCGTATACATGCCGGGAGTAGGCACATATACCCTATCTGGATAATATGGCCATGAGGTGGCCAATCCCGCTTATAGTGGCCTTGGCTTTGGTGTCAGCTGTGACGTTGACTATAACCTACACCTATCAATTCTACGCGCCAGATATCGTGGGAAGCGCGGTTCCCTATACGGCCTCTGGCGCGTCTAACGGCTATTTGGCTGGGGGCATGGGATACATATTCATATATGTCAACGGGACGTATCCCAATCCGTACCTCATGACGTGGAATCCCGGCCCCAATCCGGCCATATCTACGTCGGGCCCCAGCTATCCATTTCCGGCCGTGATATACATGCCGAATCCGGTCAACGCCACAATCCAAGTCCCCAACTCTAGGTGTTCTTCCGGTTACGACTACATATTGACCTACTACTATCCGGCTTACGGCATAGTCGTAGTGAAATACGCGCTATGTGGCCAATTCGATTACGCGTTTGTCGGCTATCCTATCCAAGGCCACCCGGGTTACTACACCACTCTGACCGGCGTTGATCCATGTAACCAAGCGTGGTCGTATATTGTTGCCGCGCCAGACCCATTTGGGTACTATCCGGACGTATTACACAGCTATAGCGTGTCGTCTTCCGGCATAACGTTCACTTTCGATTTGGTTCAGCAACTCACTACCGGCGTCCAGTGTTATAGGGGCGATAAGACCCTCACGTATTCGTTCAGCGCGCCCAGCATATACGGCCTAAAGACTTGGCCGTTTGTATACAGCTATGGCGGGATTCAATTCGCCCTATATCAACCCATATGGTTCTACGTGGGCGCAACGGGGTCCTATTCGGTTAATGCCACCTATATACCCTCTTGGTCCTAACCCCTTTTTTCGCAAAGCAATAAAATATCTGTGCGATACCTACCTCATGGAGGTGAAAATGGAGAGGGCCATGAGGGAAATAGCTTTGGCTATAGTCAAGACCATAGAGGGGGCCAGAGGGCGGACGGTGTGTTTCCGTATTAGGGGGTTAAAGAGGTACGCAGAAATAAGTGGCGTGGGGATATTGCTGGTGCACGAGTTCTTTAAGGCGATTGAGCCGCATGCGGTTTTCACAAAGGCCGGGTCGGGTAAGCGGAAGATCATAGTCTGCGTGCCCAGAGAGGTCGTTGAGGGCTATCTTGAGACATATCGCAAATCCGGCGTAGAGGGGCTAATACAGGTGCTGTGGCCTAGGAAATGAGCGCCATATCGTGGTCACGCCACGGTAAGTACTGGACGCTCACTTGGTGTTGTGATAAGACGGTGGTTACTGCGGTTGGTGACGACTCGATAGAGACACTCTACATATTGAGGGACGGCGATTATCTGCATTTGATATATATCAATAATAATAAGGAGATACGCGATTTATACGTCTTGGCCAAGCCGGCCTATATCAACACCATAGTGGACAAATACACGACGTTGCGGTCACTACTTGAGGCCGTAAAGGACGAATTCCCGGTTGTGGCTATAGGCTGAGCCACGTTACTACGGCGTATTTTTCTACAAACCTATTTTCTCCCCTTTACATTATCCAGGGGCAGCACCTTGGCTAATGTCAACCGGTATCATTTATATATCCGTGATATCATGGGTATACATGGTGGTGGTCGGGTCCCCAATCAAAATAAACCAACTCCCGGCGGAAAAAGTACGTGAGCTAGTCAGAAAGGCGATATGTACGGCCATGCGAAACACCAAATCGCGCTTCATAACGTTCACCTANAACGCCATAGAAAAGGAACTACNAAAAATGGGGTTCACCTCTGGGACGGGCGTAGTGAGGTCAATACTGACCGGCCTAATGGCTGAATTCGGCTTTACCCTAGTGGAAAAACATAAGCGGAACTACGGCTATGTGTATCGCTGGGGCGTGACGAAAGAAAGGCTGGAAGAATTGTGTAGAGACATATGGTGAGGAGTTTTTATAGTCCCAATATGGTCATGAAGGCCGAAAAAATCGCCCAAATCCTCAATCAAAGGCTGGGGAGGCATATAGGCGAAATAAAGGTTACGGCCAAAGAGGCCGGCGCGTATACTATATACCGTGCTGAGGCGAAAGGCCATGTCGTGGTGGTGTACGACTCTGGCTGTGACGACGAAATGTTGGCGAACATAATAGGGGCGTTGCTGTCGGATATGGTGCTTTCCGGCGAAAAATACAGAAACGTGGTGTGCCCATGATGGAGATAGTCGTGTTTCTGGCGCTAATGATGGCGTTGGCAATCGCCATGGCATATGCCTACTATTGGTGGGTGTACGTAGTCGTAAAGCGCGCCACACATGACGATTATGTGGCCCACGCAGTTGCGCTATATCAATTCACCGAATATCTGGCCGGCAACCAAAGGCGTCTATACGACGACGATTAAATCTATTTTTCGGAAATCCCCTTTTTCTGGCTTTATATATCCGCTAAATCGATATCACACAGATAGGTTTATATACCCGGGGTTTCCTATTATCATGCAGACGCAAAGTCAAGCCCAGATAAGGAAGGTTGAGAAAATGTGTGTGTCGGAAGTTGACCAAATAGAGGCGCTTAGGGAGTTCTATGTACGGTTGCGGCCGATTAGGGCGATATTGGTGACGTTTGACGGCACGCGTGTTGACTGTGAGCAAACGTTGATAGACCGCATAAGTTTCTACGCGTTGGGGAAGCCGGCGTACATAATATACGTGGCTGAGGCGCCCACGTATTTCAACGATAAGGAGGGTGCTGAGAGGCTCATAAGGACGCGCGTGGTTCATGTGCTGGACAGAGACCTAGACGTCATGGCGGTGTATCTAACCGTTAATGGCGAAATTGTTGGCGTTAAGACGTACAAAGAAATGCCGGCACACATAAGTGCCGCGGCTGAGGATTTGGCCAAATACGACGCTTGGGAAAGCCTAACATGTCGTGAGGTCCTTATAGAAAAGTACTACGGCAAAGAAGAAGAGTAGACTAAATCCTCCTTTTTTTCCGTTACATATTTTCGCCGCGTCTGTATATAGCTGTGATACCTAGGCGGGAAATTTTTGGGCCAGTCCCGCCAGCATTTGGCGGCCACTAGGCGTGTTTTTTCGGCGTAAGGTGTTTTTATACCTCTAATAAGGTCATGAAGTCCAAAACTCAAACCCAAACCGGGAAAAACACCTCTTTTAACAAAGAGGTTGAGCGTATAAGGCACAGCGTGACCGTGCTGGGTGAGGCGGTTAGGAAATGTGGCTATGTAGACGTAAAGGTTCTGGACAACTACGTGGTTGTGACGTTTTCAAAGATATATTATGAGGACGTGGACTACTGGGCGGCTAACATAGCTTCTAATCCTAGACAGTTTGTGACTTTAATAAAGAGGCGTATAGAGGCCGCACGCTTTAGGGTTAGACACCCGGGCGTGACTATTTCGACGCCTTGGGGCCCCATTATAGGTCGCTGGAAGACAAAGGTAGTAAAGGACAGATTATGTCCCGGGATCACTAGGCGTTATTTGTACGTGGGGCTACATGTTGCGATACCTAGGAAATTGGCGGAAGCGTACACCGACGCTTTCTACGCCTCTATTAATCCAGAGGATAGGACGGCGTTTATGAGCACAGCGGAATGGAGGATACTGAGGGCCTATGTCAAAGGTATACTTGAAGCGGCTAATTATACTTGCAATTAAACTCTTTTGCTTTATACGCGTAAAAGGTCTTCTTTACGTTTTTCCCAGCAATTTTTACGTTTATGCAGTTTCGGCGGGCCTCGACAACGGCGTGGTTAAAATGTTTAAAGGGGCCGCTTAACTTTTGAACATGCGGAATAAACCTAGGCAAAGCATGCCGTTCCACTCCCAATATATATGTAATATTAATGATGCCGTTCTATTCTCTATATTTTTGTGATATTTGG